CGGGTAGATGGTGAAATCTTGTCTGCATGTGATTGTAACCATGCATTATAGTCTTGTTTAGAGATACGAGCCATTTCGCTATCTCTATAGTATTGAGCGTATTTTTTTACAATATCTCTAAATGGATCACCTGATTCTTTAAGCGGTTTTTTCATTTTGAATCTTTTTCAATTCTTCGACCAATTCATATGCGGTCAAAAGAGATGTAAGTTGATTTTCTTTAACCAATCCTACAACGTTTTTACCTGAAAGTTGGGTGATAGTTTCATTCAATTTAATCTTAATAACTTCATTATTATTAATTGATGAAATATACTCCTTCAAAATCTCAGAAACCCTCTTGTATTCTACATTTACAAATTCAGTGAATTTGTTAGTATTGGATACGTTTGTAATATATTCTTTCAACAAACGCTTTTGGTCTGGTAGCAAGTTACTATATTTCTTGTTGAAATTTTCAATTAGGAACTTATAAGCTAATAGTCTAACTTCAGCTGGTTGACTATCATAGATATCTAGTGGTTGTGAATCACTCTTTTTATCTTTAGTCAAACTTTCAATAACACATTCTCTTGCTTCTACCAATTCTTCTACTCCAAACTTAACTTCATTTAAATTTTGATTCTCAAATAATTTATAAACTGATGCATACAATTTATAATTTGGAATCTTATTCTTCAAGAATTCATCGATGTTATATTGTTCTTTGATTTCTTTAACCAAGTTATATTTTTGCTTATTCAACTCACGGGCATCAATTTTGGAACGTGTTTGCAAAACCACATCAAGAATACGATCTGCGGTTTGTGGATTTTTAGAGGATTGTGATGATATGAAGTTGTATAATTGAAACTCCTTGCCAAGTTCTTTTGATTCGTTGAAATATTTGAACATTAGATTTTTCGTGAATGATTCATCACGACCGGCAAGAATATCAGACGTTATCTGTCTGGTAAGTAGTTCGAATAGAACACCGCTATTCTTAAACTTTGAATGTTTCGCTTTCTTATGCATAAGTTCCAATTAAATATAAATATAAATAGAATTTAAAAATAATCACTATTTATACTATTCTTTATTCTTTTATGTTATTTTCGTCCATGAACGAAGGTTTGTTTTGAGATTCCTTTAAAATATCTTTGTGACTATTGAATGCTTTAACTAGAGATGATATAGATTCCATCGACAATGGAGATTTATTTTTGTACTTATGTGTTGGTGATAAATCACTATCTCTATTGTTTTCTAAAGTACCTAAAGGATCTTCTCCAAACGGATATTTTCTAGCATCTTTTCTTCCAGTTTGATCTCTTTTCTTTTCTGTGAGTGGAGGAGTACCACCAGCTTCAGCACCGCCAGCTGCACCGCCAGCTTCAGCGCCTCCACCAGTTTCACCACCACCGGCTTCGGCGCCACCGCCAGCTTCAGCACCACCGGTATTACCACCAGTGTCTCCACCACCAGATCCGCCTGATCCACCTGATTCTTCACCCTTTGATTTCAAGAAATTCAAGGCTGGATCGTTACCATCTTCTTCAATTTGCTTAAATCTATATGTTCCCTTAGCATCATCAATAAGTTGCTTTTGTAGATTAATCATGTCTTGATCAGACATACTAAATACGTTTTCATAAATCCACTTCTTACTGAACAACTTTTGTTCTTGCATGTCTTTGCTGACTTCAACCTTACTCTTCCAAACATCAATCTTTTCTTTTTCAAAGATTGTAGATGGATTGGTCAATTCTAATGTAAAGTCAACAAGTGATTCGTCACGATATCCTTGAGAATATAAGTGAATAACAGCAATCTTATTCAATTCACTAACAATAATTCTTTGAATACGTTGAATTGTACGTGCAAAACGAATATCTTCGGCAGCAAGAGTAGCTTTACCACTCAAAGATTCATCATAACCCAAGAATGCCTTTGGAATCTTGAGTGCTGCCATCATCTTGTTACGTAGATATTCGATATCGTCTGTTCCAGTCCATTCAAGACCTGGCAAATTGCTAATATCGGTACCACTATCACCACCACGAACTGGCAAGAAAAAGTCCTCTACCATGTTCTGTAGATTGAAACGAAGATTGTAATCACCAGTAGCTTGATCCAAATATGGAGTCTTTTTCATCTGTGAGATAATACGTTCCATATGATTATCAACTTCATTTGGTGGAATATTACCAATATCTACCTTGAAAATTCTCTTTTCTGGAGCACGCATGATACGATGAATTAACATTGCGTCTTCCATCAAGCTCAATTGTTTCCATACACGACGAGCACCTTCCAACATACTCTTACCATATGGCAAGAAATTACTATCACTCAACAAACGAAAGTGTGCCATTTGATAGTTCTCAAGATCTTCGATCTTATTTCCGTATGGAAGATTGACTTGGAACTTAACAAAATTCTTGTTTTCTAGATGTGCATTTTCTAAACGGGTTACATAATATGAACTGAGAGGTTCTACCATATATACACCATATTCAGGACTAATATGAAGCCTCAAATAAAAATCACCATACTTTACTAAGCTGCGAGTCCAACTCCAAAGATTGAATTCGATATTCAAAATATCATAAAACAAATTATTTAATATTTGTTTGATATCGTCGTTAGAAGATTGTACCGAAATGATGTCACCCAATTCATTTTTACTAGTACATTCATCTGCATAAATGTCAAGTGCGGATGCAAGAATTGGATCCATGTCCATCGTATCATAGTCACGAAATAGTTCTACACGGCTACTTTGATATGATAGATTGAAATCTCTTGTATACTGATTATATGAGGTTGTACGTAGTCTATTGAAACGATCTCTTAGACTATTACGATCAGTCGCATACTGAATTTCATCGGTATCTATAACCTTCAACTTCTTACCACCGACGTTTCTAACAATTATGTCATTGCTAAACAGACGTTTAAGTCTGGCAAAAAGTGATCTATTCTTTAATTCTTGAAATGCTTTATCAGTCATATTTTACCGCCATATATATAAGTATTTATAACAACCATTTTAAGCTTTCTTTTTTGCCGTTTACATTGGCATTGGGACTGAAATCCCAAGATTCAGATGCTTGACCAAATGGTTTTGTTAACAATGGTTGATTGTGTATACTGGTTACTTTGTTGATTCCAGACAACATTTGTCTATTATATTGTATTTGTTCGTTTCTCAATTTAAGAGCCGTTTCTCTAACCCATAATCCAATTGCCAATGACATCACTAAGTCATCATTATAACCTTTCATAGCCTCTGCTTTTGGACCATTCCAAATAAATACATTCAATTCTTCGTACAATCGAAGTGAATGAATTATTATACTTTTTTCTCTAAATAATGATTCCAATTTACTAACCATCAATGGTCTATTTTTTGTAGTGGTAGTAAAACCAGCTACTAATTTTTTATCGGCAGTATTGAGTTTATTTGTATAAGTTCTTTCAACATCGACTATTGTTAAATCAGACGCACTATAAAATGTATTTTGATAATTTCTGTCAACAACCTGTTGTATTGTAGCCCAACCAACGTTATTATTTTCTATCACCAACAATGCATTATTATACTCGGTGGCTATACTAACAAGCAAATTACCATAATCTTTGGTTGTTAATTGACCCTTATATTCAGCAACCTGTTCCAATGACTCAACATCAAATACGTGAAACGAACTAAAATCTCCACCATCACCTCTTGCACAATCCGCAGTAACTATATAGTTCTTACTATAGTCAGGATATGACCATATCCACATATCTTGATTGTTACCGCGTCTTTCAACTGGATCTTTTATATATGTTTGTTTATAAAACTCTAGAATATCAACTGCAACAACCTGATTACCAGATGTACTAAAGTCACAATCACATTCTTGTGCTGCACCTTTTACACCGGATAATTCGGTCTGTTTATCTCTCCAAGATTGATCACGATCTGGATGTAAATGCCACGGAAGTCTTATTGTGTTGAATCCCCCTTTACCAGAAATCTGATTTGCTTCAGCTTCAACCCATGTTTTATGAAAGAAATTGCCAACACCATTTGGAGTACTCAACACGATAGCTCTACCACCAGTACTCAATGTATATTGAGCAGATAACCATATTTCTTCAACACCATCAATAAATGCAGCTTCGTCTATGATTAGTAATGATAGTGCTGATGAACGACCTGCGGTACCAGCAGATGATACCGCTTTAATTTGAGATCCATTCTTTAAACGTAATGATAAACGATTGTCTTCTACACAAGGTACCTTAAGCCAACTTGGTAAGTTGTCATTAGCAAAACGTACTTTGGTAACAATTTCTTTTGCGGTTTCTTGAGTAATACTAATACAAAGAATGTTCTTGTCGTTGTGGAACGTCATCAACCACAAACTATAAGCGGCAGTAAGAGTACTAATACCCATCTGACGGCTTTTAAGAACGATGTTTAATTGATTGTCAACAAAGTCTTGTAAAGCTTCTTCTTGAAATGGATATAGTTCAAACCCAACGGTACCACGTATAGGATGTTGAATCTTCACATACTTCTTCATGAAGTATATAGGATCCTCAATACACTTCTTATACTCTATTTTTATTATCTCTCTTAAGTTTGGCTGACTCATATTTTGTTTCTAATTCCACAATCTCCGCGTCTATCGTTGATAATCTTTCATTGATAGCTTCTAAATCCTTGGTAACATCATCTAATACTTTTGAAAAGTTTTCAGCACCACTCCAACGTTCAACTGAACCATCTTCTTCTGAAAATTCAATTGGTTTACCATGATTTTGTTCACACCAGCTTTTTGTTTCTTCAAACTTTCGTTTGTAATCCTGCAATGCGGATCTTACATTTTTAAGTTCACGGATTTTATTAAATGTATCCCAGATACCAAGAGTTTTTAGACGAGTTTCTTCATTGGTAAAACACTCATAACACATTTGTGTTTTTGGCCAAACACGATCATCCAAATAACTGCCCCATCTAACATCCATATTACAACACGTACATCTTTGTTCTATAACAAGAGTTGCACGTTTTGAAACTCTACGTTTACTACCATTTTTCCAAACCCATTTACGTCCTTGACCATCCTCCCACTCTTCACCTTCTTTACGGGTTGAATTTTCCAAATTAGAATCATATCCTACTTGGACGAATGGACGAACGCCATCAACATAATCTTTAACAATATCAAGATTGCTTTTACCTAATGCTCTTTTCATAACAAATATGTATTTATTTTATTTCTTAAACTTACTTTCCAAACCTTTTATAATAAAACTTCCTGTAATTTTGAAAGGATTGTTATAAATATTTGGATCTCTAACCACGATTCCTTCATGTTTATCTAAGTCACCAATCTCACTAGTAGCATTCTTTAATACTTCATCTCCTAATTTGATAGTGGTTAAATAAACAATGGTATCATTTATAATCTTTTGAACGTCTTGACCGGCAAAATCTTGCGTAATATTTTTGCTGTTTGAAGCATTAATAAATTGTTCACGGGTGATAAGTGGAAGATTGATTTTTACATTTTTTAACCAGTCTTTTAATGACTTGGTTTCAGCAACTTCTGTAGGATATAATGTTACTGGTTCTCTCAATACTTTGGCCAAATTTGGATCCGATTTAAATGATGTACCAACGCTGCCTAGTACTTTGAATCCATACTTCATTGCAACCTTATTTAATTTATTGATGTAGGACTGCATTGCCGCTTTATCATACGGTATTTCAACAGCAACACGGGATTTTACACTACCATCCTTACCAAATGTCTTTGGTTTGATCTCTTTT